TAATGGCGCTGGCCGATACGTTTATCGGACCAGCGCCAACCGCAATCGAGCAATCGAAAGCGGCAAATCACAGGCGGTCGACTAGGGAAGCGTTCATCGACATGCAATACCGGATAGTGGCAATGTCCATGCGCGTCGGCGGATCACGGGCACTGTCAGAACGGGGAATACCGATAACACAAGCCCCGATGAAGGGCTAACGTGGAAGCGGAAGTAACAATCCCGCAAGAGGGCAAGAAGCCGGGGTCCCCCGAAAAAGCGGAAGGGATACATTACTACCCGCCCGGCCCGGTAGCACAAGCATTCCTGCGCGACGAAAGCTTCATGTGCGGTATTATGGGGCCGTTCGGATCGGGCAAATCAACAGCCGCCGTGATGAAGCTGATCAAAAACGCGCAGAAGCAGACACGGGCGAAAGACGGGTGGATATACCGCAGAACAGCGATCATCAGAAATACCTACCCGGAATTGCGCACGACCACGATGAAGACTTGGCACCAGTGGATGCCACAGCACATCGGCAAATGGCGTGAAGCGGGACCACCCTGCCACCACATCATCGACCCGGTAGCTAAGCTGAACTGGGAAGTACTGTTCGTGGCGTTGGACAGGCCGGACGACGTAAGTAAATTGCTGTCCATGGAACTTTCCGACGCATGGATCAACGAGGCGCGAGAGGTGCCCAAGGCCATTCTGGACGGATTGACGGGCCGGGTTGGACGATTCCCGCCGATGTGGCAAGCGGAACCGACGAACGTACAAATACTGATGGACACAAACCCACCGGACACCGACCACTGGTGGTACATCCTTGCGGAACAAGACGTATCGAACGAGAAAAATCGCCAACTGATCTTCTCGATGCGGGAAGCAGAAGAAATGCTGCGCATGATGGGCCACCTGAAGAACGGCGTGCGGCTGATGTCGTTCTACAAGCAACCATCCGGGCGATCGCCGGAAGCGGAGAACGTGCGAAATCTGCGCGGGGGTTACTATCAGTTCCAGATGGCGGGCAAGGATCCAGATTGGGTAAAAATTTATGTGGATGGAAATTATGGGTTCGTCATCGATGGACTGCCCATGTTCCCGGAGTACAAGGACTCTACGCATTGCCGCAAGGTAAATCTTATCCACGGGCTGGGGATGCGTATCGGGATGGACTTCGGACTGACGCCAGCGGCGACGATCAGCCAAAGATTGGCAAACGGGCGCTGGTTGGTACACGACGAATTTGTATCAGAACGGCTTGGTATTACCACTTTCGCTAAAGAACTGTCGCGGATGCTGGCAGAGAAATACCCAGAAATGAAGTTTACCTCCGTCCGGGGCGACCCAGCGGGCGAACAGATGGGGACCGAGGAAAATACGGTGTTCCAGATTCTACGGGCGAACGGGTTCGCGATAGCCCAACCAGCCACTACGCAAGACGCAGCAAGGCGGCGAGAGGGCGTGGCATTCCTGTTGTCCAACTTGATCGATGGCGAACCGGCCATTCTCATTGACCCGCGCTGCAACGTACTTCGAAAATGTATGGCGGGTGGGTATCACCGCAAGAGACTGCAAGTTGCTGGGGACATCAAGTTCCGCGATGTGCCGGACAAAAACAAATACTCGCATATATGCGAAGCGCTGGAATACGATTGCGTCAGCGCGGGCGAAGACAGGAATGTAACAACTACCGCAGAGAATAGAGATAGACCACGACAGCAAACGGCTGATTCAGATTACGACGTTTTCGGAGGAGAATGATATGTCAGGATTATTTGGTGGTGGTGGTGGCGGCAACAAAACACCAGCGGTTCCGGTCCCGGATCCGCCACCGGCTGTTGAAGACGCAGCGGTGAAGGCACGGGGTGAGGAAGACTTGATGCGGAAGCGCAAAGGGTCAGCAGCAACGATCTTAACCGGTAAGAAGGGTTCGGGGACTCCGACCACCGGGGCCAAAGTGTTGCTGGGAGGCTGATATGGATATCGATTCCAGAGCAATGGACATCCTTCGCGACCAGAGCCAGATGGAGAACGACCGTGTAACGTTCGATTCCCACTGGAAGGAAGTGGCGGAGCGGGTATTGCCGCGTCAGGACGAGTTCATGACCAGCAGCCGTACCCAAGGGGAGAAGCGCAGCGAAAAGATTTTCGACGCCACAGCCCTGCTTGCTTTGGACCGCGCAGCGTCGGCCATCGATTCGTTGATCACCCCGGCCACGCAGATTTATCACCGGCTGGAAGCAGAAGATCCGTCGTTGGAAAACGATCGGGAAACGAAACTATATCTGGACGCACTGACCAAGTTCCTGTTCAAGATGCGGTATCGCCCCCAAGCCAATTTCGCATCACAGGCTCACGAGTGCTACGTTACTCAAATGGCGTTTGGCACGATGGGCCTGTTTATCGACGATGTGTATGGTATCGGCACACGTTACAAATCGATAGCGTTGTCGGATTTGTACATCGCTGAGAACCACGCCGGTATCATCGACATGTGGCACCGCAAATTGCGTTTGACGGCGCGGGCGGCAATGCAGAAGTGGGGAACCAAGTGCCCGGAGGCCATTCAGAAGGCTGCGGAGAAAGAGCCATTCCGTAAATTCGAGTTCATCCACTGTGTCAAGCCGAACGAACACATGAAGCCGGGGGCGGTTGATGAACGCGGCATGCCGTTCTCGTCGTTCTACGTTTCGCTGATAGGCAGGACGATCCTTGAAGCGGGCGGATATCGCACAGCGCCATATGCGGTTGCTCGTCACGTTACTTCCCCGAACGAGACATATGGGCGGTCCCCGGCTATGATGGTACTGCCGGATATCAAGATGGTTAATGAAATGGAAAAGACCATCATCCGTGCGTCGCACAAGATCGTTGATCCACCTATGTTGGTTTATGGTGACGGCGTGTTGTCACAGTTCAGCACGCGCCCGAACGCCATGAATTATGGCGGGGTGGATGAACAAGGTCGCCAGCTGGTGCAAGCTCTCAAGACCGGATCAAACCTGCCAATCGCACTGGAAATGACTGAACAGAAGCGTAAGGTCATCAACGACGCGTTCTATGTCACGTTGTTCCAGATTTTGGTCCAGAACCCGCAGATGACCGCCACCGAAGCTTTGATCCGGGCGCAGGAAAAGGGGCAGTTGCTGGCACCGACCGTGGGGCGTACCCAGTCCGAGTTCATGGGACCGATCATCAGCCGGGAATTGGATATAGGCGATGCGTCGCACAGCTTGCCGCCCATGCCGAGGAAATTGATGCGGGCTGGCGGCGGAGTAAAGTGTATATACACCTCGCCCCTTGCTCGTCTAAGAAGGGCCGAAGACGGTGTGGCCATCATGCGCACTATCGAAGCACTGGCACCGATTGCCCAAGTGGATCCGACCGTGTATGATCGATTCGACCCGGACATGATCTTGGAAGAACTGGCCGAAATTAACGGCGTTCCGGAGCGGGTGTTGCGGTCCATCGAGCAGATGAAAGAAATTCGCGGCCAGCGCCAGCAAGCCCAGCAGATGCAACAAGTTCTTGATCAAGCAACTGCCGCGTCGAATGCGGCCAAGAACCTGTCGCAAGCTGGGGCGGCGGCGGGCATGACTCTACCGGCATCGGAAACAATGCAATGAACAACAGCCCCTTCGACAGAATAACTCAATTCGTACTGCGCAAGCGCCAAGCGTACCGGGCACTTTTTGCGCCGGGTCCGGCCACAGATATCGTACTGGCCGACCTGAAAAGCTTTTGCCGGGGGGCTAAATCCCCGGCTGTCGTGTCCCCAGTGACGCGGCAAATGGACCCCATGGCTACCGGCATTGCGATCGGTAGGCAAGAGGTATGGTTCCGCATCGTCACCAACTTGAATATCAGCGACGCGGATCTTTTCAAACTCCTTGATAGCGATAATTCAGGGACCGACTAGTTCAACTATAGGGACTCCCAGCATGTTCAAAAGACACCACCACGTATATATGTCGCCCGCCGATGACGGCGGAACGCCCCCAGCGGGCGGCGCACCAGCACCAGCCCCAGCCCCAGCCCCAGCCCCGGCCCCGGCCCCGGCCCCAGCCGCCACATGGTACGACGATTTCCAAGATCAAGGCGTCAAGGATTGGGTAAAGTCGTACGGCGATTCGTACAAGAATCCGGAAGCCATGGCCCTCAAGGCCTTGAATCTGGAAAAGTTCGTGGGCGCAGACAAGGCCGGTCGTGGTGTGATCGTCCCCAAGGGTGACGCGCCCCCGGAAGAATGGAAAGCATACTTCGCCAAAGCCGGTGTTCCGACCAATGCCGCAGGCTACAAGGTGCCCGAGCCATTTAAAGCAGACCCGGTCATGACCAAATTTACCGAAGCTATGCACGCTGCTGGCATGCCACCCCAGTTGTTCGGCCCGGTGATGGAATTCTACGAGAAGGAAATCGTAGGTGGTGTTACCGCGCAGCAAGCGGCCAAGGATGCGGAACTAAGCAAGAAGGCCGAAATGGATCTAACCAACCTGCAGCAAGAGTGGGCAGGTAAAGATTCCGAGGGCATACCGATCTACGACAAGAACGTGGAAATGGCACGTCGCGCAGCGCGTAACTTCATCCCACACGCCACCGACGAAGAAATGTCCAACTTCATGGTAGCCATGGAAGGTGCGCTGGGAACTGGTACGTTCCTGAAGACTTGGGCCAATATTGGAAACGCCATGGCGGAGCATCGGTTCATCGCAAGCGACGGTGGCAGTAATGCAGCGGCCACGGCTGAGGGCGCAAAGGTCCGTATCGCTGAGTTGAAGAAGGATGTTACGTGGCGCACGAAGTTCGCTGCTGGTGATACGGAAGCCAAGGCGGAGTGGCAGTCGTTGCATAAGACCGCTTACGGCGATAAACCGGATTGACAGGTCAAAGCCCCTGTGGTATCATGGGGGCTTAAACACCCACACGGGGACCCGCGAAGCGGCCCGAACCAGTGGAAAGGCTTGGCGGGGCCAATTCCGCAAGCTAGGATCCGGTGACGGGACATCCTGCGATAGTTGAAAATAACCTCAATTTTATCAGGAGATCCAAATGTCAGCGAATATCCCCACCCATTACGCACAAGAGTACGCAAGTACAATCGACCTGCTGCTTCAACAACGCGGCAGTCGTCTGCGTGACACCGTTTCCTTCAAGCAAATTACCGGCGCGAAAGCAGCCGTCATCGTCGACCAAATCGGCCCGGTCGAAGCGGTCAAGCGCACCACGCGTTATGCGCCGATCGTCCCGGTTGATACCCCCACCGATCGCCCGTGGGTCTACCCGTCGGATTACGACTGGAATGACCTGATCGACTCGATCGACAAACTGCGCACCATCACCGATCCGACTTCCAGCTACGCCATCAATGGCGCTTACGCCATGGGCCGCGCCCAAGACCGTGAAATCATCGCGGGCTTCTTCGCAGACCGTAAAACTGGCGAAACTGGCGGGACCACGGTATCTTTCCCGGCTGGCCAAGTGGTCGCAGTGAACTTTGCTGCTGCTGGCGCTGTCGGCTTGACGGTCGCCAAACTGCGCGAGGCTAAACGCCTGCTGCTGGCCGCTGAAGTCGATATCGAGCAAGATCCGCTGGCGCTGCCGGTGACGGCCAAGCAGCACGATAACTTGCTGGCTGAAATGCAGGTCATCAGTCTCGACTTCAACGAGAAACCCGTGCTGACCGAAGGCTTGATCACCCGCTTCTTGGGCTTCACCTTCAAGCACACGGAACTGTTGGCCGTCGATGGCTCCAGCTACCGCCGCGTCCCGGCTTACGCCAAAACGGGCATGTATCTGGCGATGTGGAATGACATCACTACCGACATCAGCGTCCGCAAGGATCTCACCGGTCTTCCAACCCAAATTTACGTATACGGAACGTTCGGTTCCACGCGTATCGAGGATAAGAAGGTCGTCGAAATCAAATGTTCTGAGGCTTAATCGGCTTAAACCCCGGTCAATCCCTCAATTTCAGGAGAAGCAAATGAAAAAGATTCTTGGCAGTCCCCAGTTCCAAATGGTGGCCTTCGCGGCGTTAGTGTTGATCGCGGCGGCTTTCGGTGTAATTGATCCCCACAGCGCCGTGGCATATGGTATGGTTGGGGCGGTTGTTACCGTGAAATCGACGGCCATCGGAAACCGCGATGCGGTGCCCTCGGTCATCAGTCCCCGGTATTTGATGAACGCCAACGTCCAAGTTTGCCGGGGCGTGGCGGCAATCGCCAACGGTGATTCGATCGGCAGCAAATACATCATGTTCCAGTTGCCGAGTAACGCTATGCCGGAATCGGTACTAGTTAGTTGCCCGGCCATCGCCACAGCAGTTGGGGACATCGGCCTTTACCAAACCACGCAGAATGGTGGGGCGGTGGTTAATGCTAGTTTTTTCAAAGCGGCGCAAGCATTGACAGCGGCCATCACTAAGACCGAGGTTTCGATGGGCAACGTCATCACCCCGGCCAACGGTGAAAAGCCCATCTGGCAATTGCTGGGCTTGTCGGCAGACCCCCGCGTAGTTTATGACGTCGTGATTACACTGACGGCGGCGGCAACTGCAGCGGGTTCAGTCCT